GATGATCGGCATCAGTCCTGTCCCTTCATCCTGGCAAGTGATGCCCTTTTGATCTCCCACGCGACAATGTCCTTCTGGTCGTCGGACATCACGTCGTCAAGGTCGCTGTCGCTTATCCGATCGTAGAACGCAGCGACGCACACTTCCGTGGCTTGCGCCCATGCCTGCACCCACGTCACGCCGTTGACTTCCCGGGCCTTCGCCCACGCTAGGGCTTCATCTTTGACCCGATGCTCGCAGGCCTGGAGCGCGTCGCAGATGCATTCGGCCATGCAATGCAGGCAGCGATCAACAGGTTTGGAGCAGAGATCAGGGAACCCGTCGTCATCGCAGCATGGCTTGAACATCGGGCATTCGGGGAGATGCTCAGTCATGGCTGATCTCCCTCCCCTTTTGCACACAACCGTGTACCGTCGAGATGCGACAGAGTCCCGGTATCAACAGCGACCGGCTGATGGCAGTCGTGGCACACCATTATTGAATACCCGCCTGCCCCTTGCTCACTCATTGAAATCGCCTCGCTCAATCCGCAGCCTCGTGAATCGCACTCCTCTTGCGTAATGCCAAACATCGTCTGGGTTGGCGCGGGAGATGACGGGATCGTCGGCGCACCATGCGCTGATACCGGCGACGATTCGGGCACGCTCTTCGTGTGTGACCCGATCCTCGCAGGCACGGAGCCGTTCGCAGATGCACTCAGCCGTGTAGCACAAGCAAGAAGCCTCATCGGTGCAAAGGCACGGGCACTCGGGTAGATGCTCAGTCATGGCTGATTACCTCAACGCTCTGCTCGTCATCGTCCGTCCACCCATTTTCGTAATCGCCTTCTAGCGGAGGCAGGAAGATTATTTGACGTACTCGGTCCATCAAGTCGTGGGTGTCGCCTTGGTTTTCGCAGAGCATTAGAGAGTTAAGGATCTGCTTGATTTGGGCCACATGATCCGCGTAGGTCACCCATTGTCCATTGCTCGCTGGCTGCAATGTTGCTTCGCTCAAATGTGCATATCGGTTAATTGGTGCGAAAATGGTCATGGCTGATCTCCCTCAAACTCGCTGCACGGACAGTCGGCTCCCGGTCTACCGGGCAGTGCGTGACCGACGCACCCGCTCAAGGTGAGCGCGTGCGCGGCTCTGATGTGGTCACAGTGGAGGCATCGCTGCGAGTGGAAGCCGACCTTGGTTTCCGGGGTTGCTAGAGCGGTGACCCGATCCGCGCAGGCCCACAGTTCGTCGCATATGCACCACGCGGGAGGATCGCTCTCATGCTTCGCCCAGCACTCGGGCAGATGCTCAGTCATTGGGTCACCGCCAAGACAATCAGCGGGATGACCATCAGCAACGTGCCAATCGCCCAGCCGATCCAAAGACCTTTTCTCAAACTCTGCTTCCTGCTCTTCATTTCTGCATCATGCAAGCCCCATGCATATGCAGCATCCCAATTGACTACCGCCATTCCGACGTATCTGTTGCCCTCGTCCTCTCGCACCTTGTCGATGGTCGGACAGAACAGGCAGTCATCCGTCATGTCGTCGCGGAAGTGCGGCTTGCCAGTGACCATCGGGCAAAGGCGGTCATGGATCATTTCTCTTCCTTTCGTATGTCTTCAATCGCATGGACGCAGGTATCCCTCATGGCGTATTCAGGCAGTGCCGCTACTCGTTGCACGGCAGCATCCAAGGCTTCCCGATGGCCAACGCAGTAGGCGCAGATGTTGTCAGCGAAATAGTGCTGGTCATGCGGAGGTGATGGCTTCCAGTAGAAGAAATTCATCATGGCCGTTTCGGTTTCCTCCGCTACCCGCTGCTCGCAGTCCCGCAGTTCGTCGCAGATGCACGGCACGTATGGTGCCTCTCGGCTCACGCTTCCCTGCATGAGTTGACTTGCATATCTGGGCCACCGGCATTCTGGTAGATGCTCACTCATGGCTGATCTCCCTCAAGGGCACGCAGGGCGTCGATTGCATCATGGACGTCTGCTGGCTCCCTAGACTTAGCGAACTCCACCTGTATCGCCTCGATGCACTTGGCGAGCATGTCACTCTGACCTCTGTCGTACGAGACCTGCTCGATGCCGCCGATCATTTGCTCCATCCCCGACTGGAATGCTGCTGCGATAGCGGCTTCAGCGTCAGCAGCGAGGACATAATCAGGGAACGGTCCTTTTTCCAGTTCTTCAATCTTCATCATGTAGGACTCGTATGGACCCTTCGCGCTTTATCGCAAGGAGTATCCCTCCCGTATCCAATTGGAAGTGCCTGCTAAGCGAACTCAGCAATTCATTCCAGCGAAGGTGAAAATCCGGGGATGACGGCTGCAGAGGGACAATTACGCTCACATCTGCCCCGGACCATCGCTCCGCGACTTCACCAAGCGATTAAGCAAGGGCCCATCCTTGCCACTCCAGCCACGAGGCAACTTGGCGAGGACCAATTCCGGAGTCAAGGATCGCAGGCTGTTGCATCAAGTTGTCCATCGCGCTGCCTCACTCTCCATCAGGTGACGCATTGCGTCCGGTGTGAGTAGGTTCGCGAGAGGGACTCTTAGTCGCACCGTTCGCCTGCTGGTGGGTCTCCGGGAGCCCCACCGCTGCATGTCTGTCATGGCTGATCTCCCTTGATTGCGGCGATGAACTCGCGCCGCATTTGATCAATAACTACGCCTACTGGTGCTCCAAGAGGCAGGCTGTACGGAACTTCAACCGCCTCTACCCGTTGCAGGGCGTCGGCGATGGCGTCCCGCTGGCCCTCTTCATAGCCCTTCTCGCGCTCGGTGATGAGTTCGGTCAGGCGTTGACACGGCAAGCAGTCGGGCTTGCACATGTCCGTCACGGTCCATTCGGGGTGATAAGCAAATACGTCCCGCTGGCCCTGCTCATATGCGACCCGGCAGGCGTCGAATGGATCAGTCATTGGGAACCACCGTCAGCGGAGGCTTAGTCGCCCCGTAGAGAAGTACGCAATCCCATGAACAAAAATCGCGATGATCATCGTAGTTTCCACCGATCATATGCACATTGATGAACCCACAGTCTTCTGGCTTAACCGACCAGGAGTCGCATCCGTTGCGGTCACAGTGCGTTGCGTAACTCATTACTCGCCTCCCGCTGAGCGTTAATGAGGCCCATCGCTTGACCGGCTGACGCTGATAGCTCGAAGATCGCGGCCATGAACGATAGGGCGATCGAGCACATCGCGGCTTGATGCTCCTCAGTAGTCATCGAACCTGTCCTTCGTGTTGTCCTCATGCTCGTGGTCGCATTTGGGGCACGTCCATGTGGTGAGTTGATCGGTGACCCATGCGGTGACCCAGCCGTCGAAGTCGCACGGGTCGTCATCGTCCCGCGGTTCGGTGCATTCGGCCCGCATCTGCTCCTCGTCAGCCTCGGGAGGCCCGGCGAGTTTCCACGCGTCATAGTCCTTCATTGAATCTCCTCGCGAGTAGGTGTTCGATCGTTGTGAGCATTCGTAGGCCTTGCGCCCGGTACATCTTGCGATGCCGGGCGAGGGTCATGGAGTCTTTCTTGTGGCACCGCCACGTCGTGAACCCGCAGTTGTGATCGTGGACGAGGTTCCGGGCGAGGATGATCTGCTGACGGTCGGACGCTTCAGCGATCGCGACGAGGGTGATCGCGTCGACGAGTGCTTGGTCAGCGAATCCGGGGTCGACTGCTTGCACATCCGCCCACGTTTCGAGATACGTCCGCCGGTAAAGGATCGGGTCGATGTGCAGGTCGGCGAGGCTCACGATGCGACCCGATTCGCTCGGGAGATGATCGCCGCGACGGCATCCCTAGATGCGCCGAGCCTCCACCCGATCTGTTCCGCCGACTCGTAGCCTTGCTGCCGTGCGTCCTCGATGTCCTCAAGGGTGATCCCTGACCCGCCACCGGACACGCCGCGACGACGCACATCTTCCGCCTCATGCTCCGGCCGGTCGATCAAGTCGTCATCCCACGCGAGCGCCGGCAACCAGCCCTTGCCCTTCGCGATCGCTGCGGTGCGCTGGCTCGGTCCTGGCTGATCCCACAGCCGTTCGTACAGGTCGCGGATCGCGTCCATGCTCCGCAGTCGGATCGTTGGTGTCTTCCCGCTCGCAATGTCCTGCACGGTTGTCGCGTGCTTGTGGCCGAGCTGCGTCGCGAGGTTCCGAGTCGACCAGCCATTCACGGCGAGTGCCTGGAGTCGTCGACGGCTGCCGGTCGCATCAATGTAGGCGTCCCGCCGGTTGTCCCGTTGCGGGTTGACGGCAAGAATCCGCGCCATCGTCGCCGGCCGGACCCTGCTGCGCGTCATCGAGTCGGCGAGCGCGTTCCGGCTGGTGTATCCGGCGGTGAGGGAGATCGCCCGGAATGACATCCCGGCGGCCATGAGCATCGCTACGTGATCCTTCAACGGCTGCGCGTCGACCAGCTTGACGACGCCGAGGTAGTTGTCACGCCTCCACGCCTTCGACGCTTTCGCAGCTGCGGCCCGGCATGGCTCGCAGCGGCATCCGTGCTTCGCGTAGGAGGTGAGTATCCCGTGCCTCACTTGGTCGCCTCCGTAATGTCTTCTAGGCACGCCTGCGCCGAGTCCAGCCACAGCACGTGCGCCCCTGCGTGCGCGATCTCCTCGGGCGTGCTGCCGTCGGCCCATGCGAGGACACGGGCGATATCTTCAACGCTGATCACTTCGCACACACTTCAGTATCTTGCAAGTAACGATCGCGCTTCATGCCGAGCAACGTGCTCCACGGAAGACCAGTTGCCGTAGGCCATTCGCGGATATTGACCTCTGGAAAATCTGCCAGCCATTTTTCAAATCTGATCTTGTGATCTTGCACGATCTTCGGAAAGGACTCGTAACCGTACTCAGGAAACGACTCTTCGGTGATCAAATCCGACATGAGAGTGCCGCGCAATAATCTTTGAAAATGCACTTGTGCGGCATCGACTGAGAAGATTGCGGGATGCTTGATGTCTTTATAGATGCTCTTTCTATCGTTACACCTTGGATTCCACCGTCTTATAAGAATGGTTTCTAGTCGTAGCGCCGTGTTCTTATCAAGCTCTGCGGCCTCAATGCGCCAGTCGAATATTTCCCATGCAAACTGTGAAGTGCTTATGTGGTTGCCCATCCGGTGCCAAGGGTCATTCGTGATGCCGACGTAGATGCATATCTTGTTGTCATCCCAAAACGAATAGACGATATATCCGTTAGGACCCATGCCGTGAGGCTGGATCTGCCACATCTTTGAGCGAGCAACGTTCTCAACACTTGCCTCAAAACGTTCATCATCGGTGCTGGCGTTGTCCCAGTCGAAATCACACTTGACGTCTTCGACGGTCACTTCGCGGCCCTCCTGGCGATCCACTGGTCGATGGTGTCGCGTCGCCAGAGTGGTTTCTGGTCGACGACGTAGTCGGGGTCTGGCATGGCCCCGTCGGCCCGGTGGGTCTTGATTGTTTCGACGCTGAGGCCCATGAGGTCGGCGACGTCGCGCCGGCTGAGGAGCACGTTCATGTTCGTCATCTTCTCACCTTATCTAGGGGACTCTCAAGGTAGCGGGTGATCGTCGATCGTGTCTAGTCGATGGCCGAAAAAGATTTTCCCGAATAGTGTGTAAAGGGCTTGACAGTCACCCGGTCAGGGGGTCATAATAAAGACATGACAACAACCGCCACCACCTCAGCCCGCACCATCAACGAGGGCGACTCCGTCGTCTACCACGGTTCCATCGCACACCTGAACGGCCTCCTGTTCACCGTTACCTCCATCGAGGGCGAGACCCTCAACCTCGTCCGCGGCACCATCCACTTCGGGAAGGACACCCTCCGCGGTGTCCGACTCCAGTCGGTCACAAAAAAATAGCTCGGCCCGCGCTGACGGTCCCCGTCGAGGTTCGACTCCTCGAAGCGCACGCAAGGCAAACCAACTCAACAGAGGAGAAACACAATGATCCAGAACCTGATCACCGACCTGGTCTGCATCGACTGCGGAGCGAACCTCATGCGCGACCTCGCCGAGGACGGCGCACTGTTCGACACCGCTCGAGGCAATGGCGGGACGACATCAAGCGACTCGACTGGCTTCGACTGCCCGACCCGCATGGACTCCGGCCCGCACGTCATCGACCAGGACTAGCACTGCCCGCGCTGACGGTCTTCGCCGTGGTTCAACTCCCCGGGGCGCACGCAACATCCCAACACAACAGAGGAGCAGCAATGAGCAAGAAGAACAGCAAGAGCAAGACGGTCATCTTCGCGTTGACGATGCCGAAGACCGAGATCCCGTTCACCCGGCTCGCGACCCCGCTGAAGAAGTTCGGGAAGCTGCGGGAGGACTTCGAGACCCTCGGCCTGCGTGTCGAGATCGTCGACTTCAAGAAGTAGCCCGCAGTGAGTCAGCCCCGGCCATCTGGTCGGGGCTTTCTCATTTGTTGAAGTCGACACCGCCCCAGATGCCGTGCCGTTCCCGCCGCTTCCTCGCGACCTTGAGGCACTGCGTCCTGACTTCGCATTCGCCGCAGATGCGGATCGCCTGGCCGTGCTCGAAGGAATGCCGGTCGGTCGCGAACCACAGCTCGGGGTCGACGTCCCTGCACGCCGCTAGTTCGATCCAAGGCTTATCCACGGCCACGGCCGGCCATGACGAGGAGCACCACGCAGACGCAAAACTCCAGAAACATGAACCACAGCACGCCATCATGCTAGGGTCAAAGGAGTTGACCCGGTGAGATTCCGGCTCTTGCGCCCGATGTGTGCGCCGTCCCTGTCCCCGAGTGATCGGACAATCAATGTTAGAGAATCTGCTATTCGCTGCGTCAATGATCATCCCCAACGAGCAACCAGCAAGCGCCCAGGCTCGCATCGTTGCGACTGCGGCCCGCATCCCCACCGCGTGGGAACCCTTCAGGGATTGCGTGGTGAACCGTGAGAGCCACGGGAACCCGAGGGCACAGAACCCCGTCAGCTCGGCCCAAGGGAAGTACCAATTCCTCGATACGGCGTGGCGTAGAGGTGCCGGCTGGAACGTCTACTCGCGGCTTAGGGATGCCGGTATGCCGCGACCACAGGCGAGGGCGATCCTGGCTCGACTCCACGTCACGCCGATCAAGCGCTGGCGTGAGGAGTACCAGGACGCTGCGTTCGCGTTCGTCATCCTCATCCCTCGCGGCTGGCGTCACTGGGCCGGTGGTCACGGCTGCGATCGCCTCGTCCCCTAGTCTGTAAAAGGCTTGACACCTACCGTGTCTGGGGGTCATAATGAAGACATCACAACAGCAACCGGGAGGCACCAAATGATCACCGAAATCCGTACTCGCACCATCGCAGCGAATGACGCCCGGCTTGAGGGTCGGATCAGCCGCGAGCAACACGCCGTCATCATTGCCGGCATCAACGCGGAACTGTCCGCCGCTGGGTTCACGTGGGGGGACCTCGCATGAGCTACCGCGTGTATCACCTCACTCGCCTTATCCATTCGGCTGCCAGCCGTGACGCTGCCCTCGGGTTCGTCGCAATGCACAGTGAACTTTGGCAGGAGGACCCCGCAAATTACGAGATCCTCGACCAGTCGGACGAGGTCGCATCATGAACATCGTTGAGGCTGCACATCAGTATCACGCCGCGATGCACGTCGCGGACGCATCCCGTGAGAACCTCATCAACACGATGCGGATCTGTAACCAGAACGGGATGAGCATCGTCGAACTGGCGAAGATCAGCGGTTTCAGCCGGCCGACGGTGATGAAGTACGTCCAGAACACGACTGTAGCCACGCTGGAGGCTTGACCCGCTAATCTGGCACATTGATACGCCCCGCAGACTCCGAAGGCTGCGGGGCGTATCTGCGTCTGGGTACGATCACGGGATGACCCTGCGGGACGTAACCCTGACGATCATGTGCGGCCCGCCCGGTGCCGGCAAGTCGTACTGGATCGCGGCGAATCGCACCACCGAGGAACTGCTCAGCACGGAGATGGTTCGTAGGATGTCGGCGATCGGCCGCCGATCCAGCCCCAACCAGCTCGCGGGGATCAAGCTCCTCGCCCCCGACCTGCTCCGTCGAGGCCAGTCCGTGATCGTCGATGCTTGCTCGACGAAGGTTCAGGACCGCCGCGACTGGCTCAGCATCGCGAGGTTCGCGTCAGCGCACACTCGCATCGTCATCGTCGACACCGACCTGGAGACTTGCCTCGCCCGGCAGGCCGAGCGTGGCACTGCTGGAGTGCCCGAGCCGATCATCCGTCAGCACGCCGACAGGATGCCCCACGCGATAACACTCATCCCGCTCGAAGGCTGGGAGGACATCGTGACGGTCACTGGTCGAGTCGAAGGCTCCCGAACGGGGTCCACGCTGACCAGCCCAAATACTTGACGCCCCACCTCGGGAACTCCCGCGAGCACGCGTCGATCATGCCGCGCCTCACGTAGTCGTTCGAGAGGCAGCTGGAGTTCGTGCGCTTCCCGATCGCGATCGCGACATGCCCGAACTGGCCGATGTCGTAGTACAGGAGTGCGCCCCTCGGTGCATCGGCCGGGTGCGCCGACGGATGCTTCTGCGCTGCTGGGATCTTGCCCCAGGCGATGATCGCTGACCCGGCCCACGCCGGCACACCGTACGCCTGACGGCAGTGTGATTGGCAGAGTCCGGTCCAGTCTTGTGTCGGGTCCTTCACCTGATTCCGTGACCAGGTGATGACCTCGTTCACATTCCTAGGCAGATATTTCTTCGCCATGCTCGCCGTCCTCCTCGATGTCGACGAAGTCGCCGCCGTCTTCCGGCTCAACCGGGACCTGCTCCTCGAACATGACGCTCATGGCTTCTCCTTCAATAGTTGTGCCGTGCCTTTGTCACCGATGCCGGTTGCGACGATCGCGGTGAGGAGCGACATGATGCCAGCGCCGGCCGCGACGGACAGCATTTGTGCCCAGTCGAGGCCGACGATCCCGAGCGCATCGGTCCCCATCAATGCGAGGAGTGCTTGGGCCATCGTGCGGACGACCCGTTCGCCGGCGTCTTCCCAGAACTTCCGTGTGCGCATCACTTCTCCTTCGCTGTCAGATGATCGCGTACATGCTCATCGAGTCTCGCGTGAACTTTGCCGACGGAGTTGATGATGCGTTCGGCACGCTCGTCTTCATGCATCCGCAGGTCTTTGATGTCCTGGCGTGTCTCCTGCGCGTCCTTCTCCAGCCGGTTCACGGCATCCCTGAGACTAGATCCGCCGTTCGGGGTGAACTGCTTGCTCATGGAGATCTGCGCCTTGATGATCCACGAAAGGCCCGCGAGGAGTGTCGCACTGACCGCGACGAACGGCAGGTAATCTTCCACGGTCATGGGGATTCTGGTGCAGCGGTAGGAACGAACACGTCGAGGGCGGGATCGTAGGCGTAGCCGATCCCTGCGAAGCAACCGCGGAAGGAACCCGAATAACTCGTCTGCTTCCAAACGCCTGCAAGGGCGAGGTTGTCAGGGTGCGGCCCGTTGATGAACGCCTGCCCGATGGGTTCGGATGCCGGGAAGTCACCGCCGCCGCAATCAGCGTTGCTGATGACGATGACGTCACGCACAACGTTGAATTGGTCGATCTGCGCAAAATGAGCCATCTAAACTGCCACCCTCACTATTACGATTCCCGAGCCGCCGTTGCCTCCAGTTGATGCCGCAGCACTGCCGCCGCCGCCGCCGCCCGTGTTCGCCCCGCCGTTCTGGCCTACCCCAGCGGTTGAGCCACCGCCGCCGCCTGAACCGCCGGTTCCCGTGTCTCGGCCGCCACCGCCACCGCCGAGGGCGTAGTTGCCTGCCGTGTATGTCGTGGTCGGGAACTGTCCAGCGATGCTGGTCGTGGTGCCTGCGCCGCCGTTGATGTTGGTTGCTGCCGCGCCTGCGCCACCGCCGCCACCGGCTGCTGCACCGCCGCCGTTGTAGCCGTCGTTGCCCTGTCCCGAGGTGCCAGAGCCTGCCGTCGCATTGCGTCCGGCCCCGCCCGAGCCCCCTGGCTGGCCCTTGAACCGGTTGCCGCCAGCGCCACCTCCCCCGCCGAGTCCGTAGAGGATGTCGAGCCGTGATGCGCTCCCATTTGTGCCGCCGTCGACATCGACGAGTGCCGCCCCAGCGCCCCCCGCGCCCACCACTACCGTCAGGGTTCCCACTGGCAGGTAGACGCTGGTGGCGATGAGGACACCGCCCGCGCCCCCACCACCGCCGAGTGTGCTGTTGCCGCCACCGCCGCCGCCGCCCGCTAGGACGATGTCTGCGAACCCGGCCGTCGTGACCGTGAGAGTGCTACTGCCCGACGAGAACGTCTTGTACTTGAATCCGGTGTAGGTGCCGGTCGCCGCATCCGAGAAATTCGCCGCGCCGACACCGCTAGAAAAAGGGAGGAACGACCAAGTGTTCGTCGCCGTCTTGATACAGGTCCCGCCTGCGTTCTGCGCGAGCGTGAGGGTCGCCCCGTTGACAGTGACGCCAGCACCTGCCGTGACCGTGACGACACCGGCCCCCAGGTTGATGAGGACGATCTTCGTCCCGACCGCGTAGGCCACGGAGGAGTTCGGTGGGATCGTCGACGTGGTCGCGCTGGCGTTCGAGTAGGTCACCCCGCCGCCGTTGTCGGCGAGCACAAGCGTGTCCGACGTCGATGTGACCGTCCGCAGCGTGAGCGCGTTGAACGCTGTGTTCAGGTTCGCAGCCGTAAGGACCGACCCTGCCGTGAAAGCAACCATGCCTCTCCTTCCCTAGAATCCTAGAATATCGTCATCGAGGACCCCGAACACGGCATCGTCGAGGATGAATGCTGCGAGCGTCTCCGACAGGGTGAACGTGACATCATGCCGATCAGGTAACGCCTGGTGACTGATCTTGTCAATGCTGACGATCTGGCTGATCGCGGAGCCGATCGACGACGGCGTGAACCCGACCGTAACAACGTCCCCGAGTTCGAGATCCAGCACGCTCGCCTTCTGCCCCGCCGTGATCCCGTCAAGGCTGACGGTGAGCGTGTCGACCCGGTATTGGGGTTGGGAGTACAGGCCGACGAGCCACGACGACAGTGCGGACGCCTCCACCGAACTCGACAGGATCGTGGCAATCGTCTGGTCGATGACGCCGTATGCGGCTTGGGACGCGGTGTCCTCGGCGAGTGCGGTTCCCGCGACGGTCCCGCCAGCGGTAAACGTAACCGAGACGGTGTTCTTCATCTCCTCCGTACCCCACACGACACTGATGTCACGGTACGGGATACCGGTCGGCCCGAACGTGACCCCAGTCGTGAACGCTTGCAGCTCGGCCCGGTCCCGGAACGTGAGCGCCCCTTGCCGGCCGATGAACAGCGCCCCGAACTCGCTCGTCTCCACGAGCTGGAGATACGACAGGACGTTCGTGGTCGCCGAGACGACATCCGCATCGAGAATTGACTGACCGGGTCCGATGTCGCGCTTCACGCTCGACCAGCCCGCCGCATCGAGGACCGCCGTCACCCGAGGCCCAGACAACTGCGCGACCTGCGTCCCCGCCGTCATCGTCTGCTGAGCGAGGATCGTGAACCCATCGGACGCTGACACTTCCGCGACCGCGTCGAACCCGCCCGCCGGATAGGCATAATTCCAGTCTTCGACGAACCCGCTGAATATCTCCTCACCGTCCTCGTCGATGACGAGTTGCTTCCTGGGGAGGATCTGCCCGAAGTACGGACCGGGCGCATACGTCGGGTCGAAGATCCGCGTCCGGTTGTCAAGTTCGATGTTCGCCTGCCCGGCCGTGAACTTCTCCAGTGTCCGCGACCTGCCACGATCAACCTGCACGCTCCGCAGATACTCCGTCACGTCAATCAGCGTGTCGCCACCGAGGACGTACTCGGTGTTGTCGAGGACGCCCTTGTCGACGTCGTCCAACGTGAAGAAGTTGACGCCGGTTGTGAGGCTGAGGTCGAAGGCGATCTGGGCGCGGATCGTCATGCTGCCCTGAATACCGGCCCGTTGGCCTGCTCGAACTTCTTCACGTATTCGACGATCTGCTGTCCGATGGCACGCGGGTCGCCGACGCCTGCGTTCACGTTGATCGTGTACGAGTTGCCGCCCATCGCGTTGTTCGGGACGACGTTGCCGTTGCTGCCCGGGACGAACAGTTCCGGCCCACGCTCCCCTACGATGATCGGCCGGCCACCCAACACCGGCCCGCCATTCGCGAAGCCCGGGAACAATCCCTCAGCAACCCCGATACCGCCACCCAGGAAGAAGTCGAGGTTGGCCTGATCCACCGGACTCATAGCCGGAAGCTCGCCGGGCGTAGCGCTGCCATAACCCGACGACGTCGTCACCACGTTGATGTACGACGTCCGGTTCATTGCGGCCGCGAGATCATCCATCATCGACAGGAGCGCCTTCCGGCCCTTCCCCTTCGACCCGATCACCTCCAGCAGCGCCTCGATCATCGACACCGCCATCTGGATGCCAGCGGTCGCGAACTGCTTCGCCGCATCGATCCCGACCTGATCCGCGATCGACTTCACCGACCCGACCGCCTCATTCGTCCGTCGGATGTTCTCCTGAATGTTCCCGTCAAGGAACGCGTCAGCGGTCCTAATGCCGTTCTCAAGGTTCATTGCGGAGATCTCCCTGAACGATGTCTCGTTCAGGCCGGCCGCGAGGAGCTGCCGCATCTTCGCCCCGAACTCGCTGACCCTTTCCGCCTGCTTCACGAAGGTGTCGACGATCGACGCGCCGCCCTCCGCTGCTTGGGTCTGCGCCGTCTGGTAGATCGCCTGGAGTTCGGTGACCTTCTTCCTCTCCGCGTCGGTCTGCTCCGCGGACAGGGTCGCCTGGTAGTCGACGAGATCCTTCAGTGCCGTCTTGACCGCGTCGTTCCGATCCGCGAACAGGGTCGCCGCATCGTCGATTGAGAGGAGTCCCGTGATCGAGCCGGAGATACTGGACGCGTAGTCGTTGAATGACTTCACTCCGTCATCGGTTGCCTTCTGCGCGGCCTTGATCGCCTCCGCATACTTGTCCACCTTGACGGTCGCGCTCGATGCCGATCCTCCGACACTGTCCGAGGCTCCATCCGTCGCCTTGGAGTAGTCATTCATGATCTTCTTGCCCTGAGTGAGCACCTCCCCGTACACGAGATGCGATTTCGTCGCACCGGTAATCGCGGCACCCGCCGCCAGTGCCGCCGACACCGTCGCAGATGTCGCAGTCTTCAACCCAGTCTCGGATGCGAACGCCTTCGTGTACGCCTCAGTCCGAGCGTCCATTGATCTCTTAAGCGCCGCATTCGCCGCCTCCATCGTCGCAGCTGCCCCGGAGAAATCGCCACTCATCGCCTGACCAGCAGCCTTCAGTGCCGCGACGAGAAGAAGCACCTGATCACGGATCACGGCGAGGTCATTCAGGAAACCCTTAGCGAACTCCACGATCTTCGGCGTGTTGGCTACCAGGTTGCCGAGTTCCCTCGCGAGATCTTGTATCGCCGGTGTGAGGTCGTTAAGCGTTTGAGTGAGCGCATCACCCGCGTCGGTGCCCTCGCTGAAATTGGATGTGACACCCTCCATGAACGCTTCACCGAAGGATTCTTGGAGTTCCCCGAATGCCACGGATACACGGTCGATCTGGCCCTGAAAGGATGCAGCCTTGACAGCCGCCTGCCCGCCGAACGTGTCCGCGAGCTTCGCGGTAATGACCTCCATGTCGCCGGTCTTCAGTGTCGCCTTGTCGAGCCCTGCCCCGAGCCGTGACAGTGCGCCCGTTGAGCCGTCATAGCCCTTGGAAATCGCAGAAACGACACTTTCCAACGATTTGCCGGTGCCGGCGGCAATATCCTGCGATAACTTCAGCATGTCGGTAGCGAGCGAGACGTTATTCGTGCTCCGCAGCAACCGATCCATCGCAGGACGGAGCAGATCATCTGCCGTACCCGTCATTCGAGCGAGGCTGTCTATCGTGGTCTCGACCGCAGCGGTTGCGCCCTCCATCCCGAGGTTTTCCATCGTCTTCGCAAGCCGGGCCGCTGCCGCCTCATCATCGAGGAATGCCTTCACGCCGTCGACGCCGAACGCGATCGCCATCCGTGCGCCCGCAGCTGCCGCATCGATAGCCGCAGCACCGACCGCCGCACCCATTCCGACACCGATCGCCGACATCTTCGTGAACGCCGACCCAGTGATCCCGGACTGTTTCCCGAGCAGGTCGAGGTCGCGTTGCGCACGCTTGATGTCGCGGTCTTTGTAATCCCCCTGGATGAGAATGTCGATTGCCATCAGCGTCGCCCCCCCAAGATTCTGTTGGCTTTACGTTCCGCCTCTCGGATCACTTCCGCGACCTTCTCCTTCGCCTTCGCGACGACCGGCTTATTGTTCGCTGCCTCATTCAACCCGCGGGCATACTTCTTACCGAAACGATTGTTCATGTTGTCGTAGAACGACTTGCCGCGATAATTCTCGGACCGTCGTTTCTCGTTCGATCCGGTGAGGGCGAAGATCGCACCGGGCGCCGCCATCGTCGCGACCGCGACCTCGAACTTCCCGCCCGTCGACGCCTTCCTCGGCTGCTTCGTGTTGACCTTGATCCCGGTGCGGACCTTCGTCGTGTTGTATGACAGATTCCTCGTCGTCGCGATGCCGGTCTTGCGGCTCACGTTCGTCGCCGTCCACTTCCCCCAGCCCGACAGCGGAGACGAAATCGGGGTCTTCCTCCGCACCTCGTCCCGCAGCACCTCACCCGCCTCCTTCAAGCCCTTATCGATCACCTTGAAGTTGTCGCGATCGAATGCTTTCAGCACTGCGATAGCCCGCTGCTCACCCGTGACCCGTACTTTCATCACTTCGAGCGCCTCCTACCGTCGCCGTGCTGGGTATGCCGCCACCGCAGGTAACGCAACATCGTGATCTGCATCCGATCCGACTCAGCCAGAATCACTGAAGGAGAAAGTCCGAACTCGTAAGCAAGGTGGACGAGGGCAAAATGGGTGCTTCCTTCTCCAAAGGGCGGATCTCCGTTAGCCCCTCCGCTTCGTCATCGTCGCCGACACCTGCCACGGTAGGGAGCCACTCCTCGAATGTGCGAGTGACCTTCCCCGTCCGCGTCAACGCCGCCCACGCCAAGAACCAGACGTATTCGAGCCGCTTCCCGACCTGATCCATGCCCAGGTCGTACGTCCGCTCGAACGTGATCGAGTCCGCGCCGGTACACAGCGCACGCTCGACCGTGCCGTCCACATACTCCACCTTCAGTGGGATTCGCTTGATCATCGCAGGTGATCCCCTCGGCTAAACGGTGCCGCGAGTGACGGTGCCGGACGTCGGCCACGACACGGACAGGGTCGCGAGATCGCCCACCGAGGACGCGAACGGCGTGTACTGGTTGACGAGACACAGCGCCGTGTAGGACGGGTTCGTCGCCGACACGGTGCCCGACGTCGGAACCATGACTACGGTCGCCAGCGAGTTGATCAGCGGGAACAGGACCGCATCGACCGAAGCCGAACCGAAGTCCTGCATGAAGTCGAGCTGCAGCGTGCCATCCTTCAAGCCGCCGATGCGGGTGCGGAAGGTGCCACCGAACGCCGTGGTCTCGACGTCATCGGATGATATCTCAAGATTCACCTGAGCAATGGACTGACTGAAGTCTGTCCCGTTGATGCTCACTTTGTAGTCGGTTGCGACAAACTTTGGCATTCCGTGCTCTCCTTCTATGCGTAGACGATGACTGTGAAATCCGCAGTGAGATAGATGGTATCCCCAATCGAGGTCGATCCGTAGGCTGACAACTCGGTGACGCGTAACGTCTGGCACGCCCCGCCGAGTGTCTTATCCGACTCGATCGCCGTCTTGATCGACCCGGTCCCGGTCGGTGCGCAGTAGCCGTCCATGACGGCTTGACCATTCCGTGCGTCCTGACGGCCCGCGATCAACGTGATCGTGAACGCGTACTCGTCGAGTCCGCGCTTGAACGTCCGGTCGAACGTGATCGACGTTGGGAAGATGATCGCCTGCGGTGGGGTCGGGTTGTCGGGTTGGAACGCGCTCGCCCGCAGCCCCGTGATCGTCGCGAGATTCGTCGCCAGACCGGCCCGCAACGCCCCCACGGTCACGGTCATGCGACACCGACGATCCGCCGGTACGGCTCGACCAGTGCAGCGACATCGGGGTCGAGTGCCCGCGTCACTCGGACAACCCCCATTTCTCCGAAGCCTGCGATCCCCAGCGGGCTTTGCAATCTGGTGAAGATCCGCGAAGACTGGAGGACGGTCGCCTGGGTGATGACGGTCGGGATCGACGGGAATCCGAACACGCCACGGACCCGCACCGTCGCCTCACCGCCGGCCGTCGGCCACAAGTAATCCTGAATGGCCCGGATGCGCGTGAATGGCACCGCCTGCCCGTTCGACACTCCGTTCAGCGGCTCCAGCTGGTAGTCCGTCGTCTTCCACGTCACATCGAACACGCCATCCGCGCCCGTCGAGGACGTGATCGTGACGGCCGTCCCAGCGATGTCGTCAGTCTGGAGCACGTAGTCGTCGGCCGGGGCGAACACCCTCGTGACCGTCCCCGACGTGGTGAACGTCCGCCCCGTATATCCCTCGATCAAACCTGAGGCCGCTGTACGCGCCATCTCCAGCAGTGTGTCGTCCACGGTGTCGGTGATCCGCAGAGCCGCCTTAACCTGCGCTAGCGTCGCGTATGTCGTCATCCTGAGCCTCCTCGGTGATCATACCGAACAAATCAGCCGTTGATCGTGACTGTCGGCCCCCGGAACCGATGCCCTTCGAGGGCGAGATTCACGAACGGATTCAGGCTCATAACGCCGACACCCATCGACCGGAGTTTCCTCGCGACCTTCGGGAGCTGCTCCTCCCACACTGCGAGAGGCTTCGGATCACCTGGCGCGTACCCTTCGACCGCATCCCGATCGTCGAGGGTGCCGCAGTCCGCGCCGACGAGAACAATGAAGCGTGCCCCGAGGTATGCCGCGAAATGCATCCCCATATGAAGCGACGTCGGCCCGCACACGAGGTGATCGTCATGCGTCGGCCAATGCTCCGCCGTGTCGAACGACGAGTACATCTGCGGATTCGTCTCGACGAAGAACACATTCGCCTGGTCGGGTCGTGTCTTCGCCGGGTAGCCGATGCCCTGCTCGACCATCGGCACGATCACCGGAAGATCCGGCCGCGCATCCGCGAGAATGTGCGCGTCCAGGTGGTAGTGGGTGACGGAGTAGAACTGATCGAGGCCGAGCGCCTCCCCCGCCCGGTTGATGCACACGACGATCTTGTCGTCGAGGAACCCGGACGGTAGATGGTTGAGGGTCGCACCGGAGCCGACGACGTAGATCGTTGACCCAGCGTGCCGACGTTTGAAGTCCGTGTACTGCTCAGCCATCAGTCCCACGAGTTGACCCTCCTTCGTTCCAGACTCCAGCCTCCCGGCCCCGGCTGCGACCGCTTCCCGTTCATGTACTCCGCGTTCGACGCGTACGTGCGGTTGTTGATCTCGCCGAAGTATCCGATCGTCGACGAATTGTGATGCATGACCGGGATCGTTGACCGCTTCACCTTCACGCCCTCGATCGCGCAGCGCAGGTCGTAATCGTTGTCCTCGAAATAGGCCGGATGGAACGCCTCGTCGAACAGTCCGACACGCTGCACGACATCCTCACCGACCGCGAACGCACAATACGGCTGCGGAGACTGGGCGAGGAGCACATCCTCGCCGCTCGCCTGCTCCGCGAACGCTTGCAGCGACCCGGACGGCCACTCGACATCAAAGTTAGTTATGAGCCACCAGGGGGCGAACGGTGCCGCCTTAATCCCGAGATTCCACGACCCTGCGACCCCAAGGTTCGCGGGCATCTTGATTATCTTCGTCGACTGGACGTGCTCGACCGGCCAAGGCCCCGAGTAGCGCAACGCATCCCCGTTATCAATGATGATCAACTTCGCGACCGGGTAGTCGATCGTGTCAAGCATCCGCCGCAAGATGTCAGGGCCGACAAGGATCGGAACAATCATGCACGGGATCATCGCAACTTCTCCATCGCAGGGAGCCAATAATTATTGAACACGAAATCAGCCCCGTACTGGGACGCGAAGTCCTGGGCGACCTGCGACCGTTCACGGCCCCGAGCGTATGCCGCTTCCATCGCCTCGATGATCGACGGCACCGACGGGGTGACCATCCACGCGCCCTGCATCGCGTCCCACCACGGCTGCCCCTCCACCAGCCACCCGTCACCGAGCAGCTCCGGTGACGCTGTCGTGTTGGTGCAGATCACTGGCGTGCC